AAGAAGAGGCTACAGAGGCTTCTCTATGAATAGGCCAGATAAAGTATGGAATAAATTATCTGTAACAGAAAGAGAAATTGGTGGTATGCCAAACTCAAGTGAAGATATAAAGCAAGCTCACGCGGCTGCTATAGAAATGTATATAAATGATCATGTAGGCGAAAAAGGAGATAGCTTTGGGTCAATGCCTTTTAATGATACACTAAATGATTGGGCAAAGTTCGACATAACTAGAAGAACAAAATTTGACGCATCTATTAGCTCAGGTCTAGCAATAATGGCTTGCAATAGACATTTGTATTCACCAAAGCAAAATATAGAGAGAAAAAAATTAAACTTAACGATAGCCAAGTATAAAAATAAAGGCTTCAATTCAAAACTAATAGAAAGATAATATGGCTGAGTCAGTTACATCACATTATTTTCCTAGTCAAGTTGTTAGTGACATAGAGAAAGTCTCGAAAGAGTATGGACTTAAAGTTGGTAAAGCTATAGAGTATGAGTGGTTCAAGAGAGACACAGGTACAAATAGATTTGCTAGTAATCAAAACAACTTTCACAAACTACGTTTGTATGCTAGAGGAGAACAATCAATACAAAAATACAAAGATGAGTTATCAATTAATGGTGACTTAAGCTATTTAAACTTAGACTGGAAACCTATTCCTATTATACCTAAATTCGTTGACATAGTAGTTAACGGAATATCAGAAAGAACTTTTGACATAAAAGCATATTCACAAGATCCGTACGGAGTTTCTAAAAGAACTAAGTACATGGAAGATATAATTGCGGATATGAAAACTAGAGATCTTAATGAGTTTGCTCAAGAAGCTTTTGGTGTTACTATAGCTAGTACACCTCCTGAGCAGCTTCCTGACAGCGAAGAAGAGTTACAGTTGCATATGCAGCTAAATTACAAGCAAGCTGTAGAGATAGCTGAAGAGCAAGCTATCAATACTATATTAGAAGGCAACAGATACGAACTTATAAAGAAGAGAGTTAATTATGACTTAACTGTCATAGGTATTGGTGCTGTAAAAAATACATTTACAAAATCTGAAGGTGTTAAAGTAGAATACGTTGATCCAGCTAATATTGTTTATTCATATACTGAGTCTCCTTATTTTGATGACATATACTATATAGGTGAAATAAAAACAGTGCCTATAAACGAACTTAAGAAAGAATTTACAGATCTTACTGATGAAGATCTAAACAAGATAGGTAAGCAAGGATATCAGTCTACAGGTTTTTACAATAGAAGCTTAGCTGAGTCAACTAACTTAGACAGGAATCAAGTTCAAGTGTTGTATTTTAACTTTAAGACTTACGCAAACGAAGTATACAAAGTAAAAGAAACAGCAACGGGCGCTAGCAAGGTTATAGTTAAAGACGATCAATTTAACCCACCTAACGAAGTATTAGAGGAAAGGTTCGGTAAAATGTCTAAGCAAATAGAAGTACTTTACGAAGGCGCTTTAATACTTGGGACTAATCAGCTTTTAAAATGGGAGCTAGCTAAGAATATGATGAGGCCTAAAAGTGATTACACTAAGGTCAAAATGAATTATTCAGTAGTAGCACCTAGGATGTACAAAGGTAAGATTGAATCTTTAGTTAGTAGAACTACTAGTTTTGCTGACATGATACAACTTACACACTTAAAACTACAGCAAGTTATGTCGCGCATGATACCTGATGGTATATATTTAGATGCAGATGGACTTGCTGAAATAGATTTAGGTAATGGAACAAATTATAATCCTCAAGAGGCTTTAAATATGTTTTTCCAAACTGGTAGTATTATTGGTAGATCTATGACTGCTGATGGAGACATGAATCCAGGTAAAGTACCTATTCAAGAGATACAGAGCGGCTCAGGAGGAGCTAAATTAGCTTCACTGATACAAACATATAACTACTACCTACAAATGATCAGAGATGTTACCGGATTGAACGAGGCGCGTGATGGTAGTACCCCTGATAAAAATGCTTTAGTAGGTATACAAAAAATTGCAGCAGCAAATTCAAATACTGCCACTAGACACATATTGCAGAGTGGTTTGTTTTTAACAGCTGAATTAGCAGAATGTATATCACTTAGAATATCTGATATAATAGAGTACTCCCCAACAAGAGATGCTTTTATACAAAAAATAGGTGGTCACAACGTAGCTACATTAGCTGAGATGGGTAGTTTACATTTATATGACTTTGGTATATTCATAGAATTAACACCAGATGATGAGCAGAAACAGATGCTTGAAAATAATATTCAAATAGCATTGTCTAAAAATGGTATAGAACTAGAGGACGCTATAGATGTTCGAGAAATTAAAAATATAAAGCTTGCTAATCAAGTATTAAAAATACGAAGAAAAAAGAAAGCTCAACAAGATCAGTTAATACAACAGCAAAATATTCAAGCTCAAGCACAAGCAAACGCACAAGCGCAGCAAGTTGCAGCACAAGCTGAAGTTCAGAAAAATCAAGCGTTATCTCAAAGTAAAATACAAGTAGAGCAAAATATGATGCAAATGGAAATGCAGAAAATGCAGCAAGAAGCTATGCTCAAAAAAGAACTTATGAATCACGAGTTTCAGTTAAACATGCAAATTAAACAAATGGAGACTGAAATACTAAAAGAACGAGAATCACAAAAAGAAGATCGTAAAGATGAAAGAACTAAAATTCAAGCTTCACAACAGTCTGAATTAATAGATCAAAGAAAAAAAGAAAGTCCACCTAAAAACTTCGAGTCATCGGGTAATGATATAATGGGTGGTGGTTTTGGATTGAATGCTTTTGATCCAAGATAATTACAACTATACAATTTTATAATATTTTATTATGGCTAAAAAAAAGAAAGTCGAAGCGGTCGAAGAGATCGTTGACGTAAAACAAGAAGAGGTTGTTGAAGAAACACCTCAAGTAGAAGAACCTAAGGTTAAAAACGAAGTTCTTGAAGATGGTACTATTAAGGTAGATCTAAGAGAAAACAGTGAAACTAATGAAGAGGTAGATGATGATGTTGTAAAGGTAGAAATACCATCTAACACTACAGAAGAAACTACAGAAGAGATCGCAGAAGAACCTGTGGCAGAAGAACCAGCTGAAGAAATGGTTGCTTTAGAAGAAGTAACAGAGGAAGAGGTAGTTGAAAAGCTTGAAGAGGACATAGAAGAAGCTATTGAAAAAGCTGAAGAAGAAGGCATTAAGCTTCCTGAAAACATTCAGAAGGTGGTCGACTTTATGGACGAGACTGGAGGAACTTTAGAAGATTATGTTGAATTAAATAAAGATTACTCAAAAATGAGTGATAATGATTTATTGAGCGAGTACTTCAAACAAACTAAACCTCACCTAACTGACGAGGAAAGATCTTTCGTAATGGAAGACCTTTACTCTTATGATGAGGATATCGACGAAGAGCGAGATATAAAAAGAAAGAAATTGGCATTAAAAGAGCAAGTTGCGAATGCTAAAAACCACCTAGACGGGTTAAAGTCTAAATATTACGATGAAATCAAAGCTGGTTCTAGGTTGAACCCTGAACAACAAAAGGCTATGGATTTTTTCAACCGTTACAACAAAAATCAGACAGTAGCTGAAGACAACGCTAAGTTTTTTAAACGTAAGACTAATGAAGTTTTCTCTGATGGATTCAAAGGTTTTGAATACAGCATAGGAGACAAGAGATTTAGATTGAATGTTAAAGATACAGATAGTGTTAAAGAAAACCAAATGGACATTGGAAATTTTGTAAACAAGTTTATTAATAAAGAAACTAACAAAATGGAAGATGCTAAAGGTTATCATAAGTCTTTATTTACTGCAATGAACCCTGATGTAGTAGCTAATCATTTCTACCAGCAAGGAAAAGCAGATGCACTAAAAGAAAGTATGTCAAAGGCAAAGAATGTCGACATGTCGCCTAGAGGTACTTTAGCAGCAGAAACTAATCCTAATAGTATGAAAGTTAGAGCTATATCCGGTGAGTCATCTTCTGATTTTAAAATTAAAATTGGTCAAAATCGACCAGCAAACAAAATTACTTAAACTTTTAAAATTAAAAAAACAAAATTATGGCTTTAGCAGGAACTGGCGCTGAGTTAAATCACATAACTCCACGCCCAACAAAATCCCTATGGGGAGACAATTACCTTTCTTTTGACTCAGCGTCAGGAGGAGGAACATTTGCAGCTCAATTCTTACCAGAAATCTACGAGAAAGAAGTTGAAAGATACGGAAAACGTACTATCAACGGATTCTTAAGAATGGTTGGAGCTGAGATGCCTTTGGCTTCAGATCAAGTTATTTGGTCAGAGCAAGGAAGATTACACGT